TCGAAGCCAACTGCCCGACAGCGTGGGGATGCAGCGAATAATCCTCATTGTGCATATTCATAAGTACACGACCATTGCCGGAAAAGGTTACAATCGGTTTGTGGTCGTTTTTCTTCAATTCAACGCCGATAGGCGCAATGTAATCCTGTAAGATACTACCTTCCTCGACAAGCCGACACAACGCCGTTGCAATACCGGGACGGTTACGGTTTAACATCCTCTCGACTTTCGAGATTACTACTTGATTCAGTCCTTGCTGATTCAGAACTTCCTTCGTCATTGCTGTTGTTTCCATAATAAGATAAAATTAAAAGTTAAAAAATAAGGTTAAAGAATCAATAGGAATACCGCCTGCGGTACTCGCTGTAATTAACATTGAACAGTACAGGGTCGGACTTCCGTATAAGGCTTCCGAGCCTTCCCTCGTCATACGCCCGGCGAAGGGAATAGCGAGGGGCTAAATATCCGTACGCATCCTCGACGCTTTCAAAGGGGCAAACGGACAGAACTTCGTTGAGGTACATTTCGTAACGCTTCCTCGTTACCGCTAACATTACCGCTTTCATCACTATCGCTCGTTTAGTAACGTCATTAAAACGTCCTTCGACATCATCATATCGGCATACAGGGTGCAGGACTTCACCTCGGGACAGGCAAAACAGGACACAGCATAACGCTCGTGCCTGCATTTCGAGGTCTTACGACAAAAGGAATCAAATCGGCGTTGTGCCTTCAATTGCTTCGTGTTCAGTTCTAAAATATATGACATAGTTGTAAAGATTGAGCCCTGCCCTTGCGAGCAGGGCAGTTAAATTATTTCATGTTTCTAACAAGGTAATCGACTTGCGGACAGGTAAGGGACATTCGCAGAGCGTGTTTACGCCGTATTACCTCTTGGATGCCGACTAAATCGTAAAGCAGGTTGTCGATTTCGATTCTGTTGTCGAAGGTTGAGTAAATCGAAGATTTTAGCATATCGTCGATAAATTTGTCAATCTTTTTCGACAATTCAACTTGCGGTTTCTCAATCATCGTCCCGGTAAAAATCGGGAAGTCGTTCTTGATGTTGTCCTCGATGATGTCCAACTCTTTTTGGTTGTTATTAAGGGCATCGGCGAAATAGCCATTGCCGTAGAACAGTTCACGCAGGCACGTGATTTCAGAGGTCTTGGAGATTGATTTCATATCAGATAAAATTAAATTAAAAAAAATGTTTATATTATAATCACAGAACAAATATAAAAAAACTTTTCTAATATGCAATGAAATGTATAGAAAAAACGAAAATATAAATACTTACGCATATTCAAAACAGCAGAGTTCCGGGGCTTTATAACGTCATATCTGTTTATATTGTAAACATTTAATAAAAATTTACTTAATTTTGAGGCAATAAAAAAAACAACAGAACAATGCAAGAAATTATTTTCAACGAACTCAAAACCAAATTCGAAGGGGTTGAGGACGCAATTCTGAACAGGGTCGCAGCAAAACTCGCCGAAACTGCAAAAACAGAAGAAGAAGCAAAAACAGCCGCCGCAGCCGTTACCTTACAACGAATTATCGAAAGTTACGGCGACAGCCGGGCAACAGAAGCGGCACATACAGCCGTTGCGAACTACGAGAAGAAGTACAAAATCAAAAACGGCGAAAAAGAAAAAACAGGGGACGAAGCACCCGAAAAGGGTAGCACCGTAACCACGCAAAAAGAAACAGCCGACGTGCAGGAAGTTCCGGCATGGGCGAAGCAGATTCTTGAACGCTTCGAACAACTCGAAACCGGAATAAAAGTACAAAAGGCAGAAAGCCGAGTGCAGCAACTTAACGACACGATTGCGAAACTCCCGGAAGCACTTCAAAAGCCATACAAGCGGCTCGACGTGAAAGGGCTTTCCGACGAGGACTATCAAGCACTAATTGCCGAGGTGCAAACCGACGTAACAAGTTTGCAAGCGCAACTATCTGCAAAAGGGGCAGTATTCGGAATTCCGTCCACAAAAGGCGGAAAAACAGGGGATGAAATACCCGAAGCAATCAAAGCCGAAATCGAGGGTAAAACCTCCAATAACGGTCAAGCATTCTAACAATCTAAAAAACGAATAAAAATGGCAATGACAGTAAAAAAGAAAAGCGATATCGCTGTTGCTTCACGCATCGTAAAGCGAATCGCTGACATTCCCGGCGGCGTTACAGTAAAGAACGCCGAAATACTCGGGGACGTACTGAAAGACGCTACCGTAATATCCGCTCCCGACTCTAACGGAATTGCACACCTCGTGAAATGGGCTGTCGTACAGGCAGCAGCAGCAGCAAACGCAACTGCTATACGGGTGCTGAAAGGCAGCGACATCAAAGTCGGGGAAACCCTCGCAGTCGATAATCCTCGCTGCATCCCGGCAGCAATCACAGCAATAACAACAAGCGCAACAGGGTGCGATACCGTTACCCTTGAAGCAGCCCTCGGCGTAGCCGTGAACGTAGGGGACGTCCTGTTCCTTGCAGCCGCAGCCGCCGTTCCTGCCCCGGCTATCGTGCAGGCTAACGCAACAGATTCGGCAACCTCGATATACGTCGAAAAAGGACACATTATCGAAGTAGGCGACGCTGTATGCAAAGCAGCAGACGTAAAGGCTACCGCAGTATCCGCTATCGACCGCTCCGCAGCCGACAGGGATAAACTTACCGTAACGGCACTCGGTTACGCCCTTTCCGCCGGGGACACCCTGCAAATCGCAAAGGAAGCCGCAGACGAGGCAGTACTGAAACCCTTTTACGCAGGTGGAAAGTATGACGCTTGGGCTATCACAGGGACAAACGTTCGTGTTGTAGCAGGAACAAACATCGTCGTCGATGCAATCACTCACGCCGTCGTCAAAGGGACGAACTACCCTGCATTCGTAGCAGAGAAATTAAAAGGAATTGTCGAACTGTAAAAACTGAACAAAAATGAACACTACACTAATACAAGGCTTGAACGAAAAAATCCTGCAAGCCAAAGTCAATGCTATTGACGTGCGTCCCTTTCAGTTTCCGACATACTTCCCTTTGCGGCAAGTAAATGCGTTTAACTGGAAAACGCTGACTAATCAGAAATTTGGACACAACGTCGCCGCCGACATCGCAGCCGACAACGCTTCCGTCGGAAGAAAACGCCGTCCGATATTCCAATCCGCTTCCGGCGACCTTCCCCGGTTGGCAATCAGCAGGGAAATGCGTCGTTCCGAAATCAAAGATTACCAAGTCGCCCTTGCCCTCGCCGGGGACATCTATGCCCGGGAATTGGTACAGTATTGGGCAGACGACGTTGAATACTGCTTTACAGGCGTACAGGCAGAACTGGAATACATTGCCTGGGCACTCTTGTCCAATGGTGGCAGACTCGCCTTCACACCGACAAACAACGCCTATATGGCAACCGAATTCGACCTCGATTACGACGTTGACTCGACTCAACTCATAGCGAACAGCACATCATGGGCTACCGCCGCAAGTGCTGACGCTATTGGGGACTTCCGCAAGGCTATCGAAGAAGGAAAGAAAATCAATTCGTCAATTCGTCACGCCTTTATGTCTCTTTCGACATTCTACAAATACGCATCAACGGCGCAGATAATCAAGGCTTGTGCCTCGTACCTCGACAATGCAACAGGAATCGCACAAACTCCGGACATCACAGCCGTAAACGCTATGTTGAAAAAACAGGCTTGGCTCAACGGAATACAGATTCACGTTATCGATATCGACGTTACTCGCGAATTGAGCGACGGCACGCAGACAATGGGCAATCCTTTCGCCGACAACGTTGTCGTATTCAGCGAAGTGCCTGTATTGGGAAGCACTCAATACGGACTGTTGAAAGACAGCGCACAGAACGTGATTCGTGCAGAACGTGCGCATACGGTCGTTAAGAAGTACAGCGAGCCCGAGCCTTTGAAGGAAATCACAATCGGCGAAGCCGACGCCCTTCCTGTACTCGACACAGCGTACAAGAATATCTACATGAACGTTGCAGCAACGTCGTGGTAATAAGCGAATAACGGTATGACAATACTCGAATCCTTACAGACCGTTTCGGCGTACCCTATTCCGGCAAAGGTTATTCGTGAATTTGCCGAAAAGCAGGGACTGAATGTCGATACAGAAATTACAAACACCGTCCGGGAATCAGGGGCATTCAAAGCAGCGTTGGCAGAAGCCTACGAGTGGCTTGCGGACGCTCCAAACGTTTCGCAGGGGGGCGTATCGTACAATCTGAACGATATTCAAAGACAATACTATCGTGCAAAGGTGGAATCGTTGCGCTTGGAACTTGGAACGTCGAAACGTCGGTATGGATTAAAGGGAAGGCTGCTATGATAATCGAGAACGGAACGCTAAAATACCTCGCAGGGACAACCGGTGGTGGTATCGGGGACGACGGAAAGCCTGTAAAACGTACAGACGTATGGAGTGAGGCAATTCCCTGTAACATCAGGATAAACAACCGGAACAACCTCGGCAGGAAGGAAGGCACGGCGTTCGTCATAGCCGCATACATCGTAACACTCGAACGCCGAACAGGGTTTGACCCCGGGCGGATTCAGTTATTCAACGACGAAGGGCAGTTTCTTGGCGAATTCCCTGTCGTTTCGATAGAGGTACTCGAAGCAGTAAATGCGATAAAGATAGTTGTATGACATGAGCGCAAAGCCGATAGCCTTTTCCGAAGAATCGAAAAAAGCGATACGGGATTACCTCGTCAAGTGGGAAAAAAGCGTCGAGGATGCTATCATACATAACCTGTCGTACGCAGGCGAAAAGTGCCTCGCAGCGGCACGAACATCGTCCGGCTATACAGACCAAACAGGCAACCTTCGCAGTTCAATCGGATTCCGCCTTCTCAAAGACGGCAAACTTATAAAGGAAAGTTCGTTTGAAGTCGTTAAAAAAGGTGATGAAGGGGCAAAAGAAGGACTTGCAAAGGTTGAGAAGATTGCGGCAAACTTCCCTCGTGGAATAGTCCTCGTTTTCGTTGCCGGAATGGACTACGCAGGATACGTGGCGGACACAGGAAGGGACGTACTCGATTCGGCGGCACTTCTCGCAGATAAACTCGTACCGAAATTGTTGGAAAACGTAAGAAAGAAAATAAATGGGCAATAGAACAGGACAAGAGGTTGAGGACGCCGTCTTCGGGTTGCTGAAAGACAGCAGCATATCCGGGAAAATAACAGGCGATGTTATGCTACATGGCATTCGACCTCGTGAATCACAGGTCGAGGATGCCGTTGTCAAATTCGTTGCAGGGCTTCCCGAGCAAATAGAAACAGGCATCGTCGTCGTGAACATCTTCGTCCCGGATATTGATGCCTATGGAAACGGACAATTCGTGCCGGACAAGGGCAGATTGACAGAACTCGAACAGTATGCAGCCGAATGGGTTGAGGAACTCAAAAAGAAGCAGACCGTTTCGGGCTTTCAGTTCGCCCTTGCCGATACGATACACTCGACGGAATTCCTTGAAAAGAAAGAGCATTTCGTCGTTATACGATTAAAATACAAAGCACTTGAAAAGTAACAACTTAAAAAATTAAACAAAAATGGCAGCAAATTCAATTACTTGGGTATTGCCCACAATCAAATGGGGCACACCCGGCGCAGACGGCGCAATGTCATCGTCATTAACCGCCCTCGGCGGACGCATCAAACAGGATTCCACGGAACTCACACCTGTTGACGGCGACACAAAATCCGCAAAAGACGCTCGCGGCAGGCTTATCGACCAGATTCGCCTCGACCAGAACTACGAACTGAAGACAACCCTTATCGCTCCCTCGGTGGACGATATCGCAACAATCCTCGGACTGACCGCAACCGGGGAAGCCGGTGCAAAGAGCCTCGGCATCAATCAAATAATGATTAAAGGGCACAAGTCCATTGACGTCATTCCTAACGAAGCCGGGCAACTCGAACTCGAAATGCCCTTCTGCCGTGTATTCACCGGATTGGGCTACAACGGAACAGACGGCTATTATATGCCGCTGACATTCATTCCCATGATTCCGACCGAAGGCTCACGTCTGACGCTGAAAGAATACGTCGAAGAAACCACAGAAACCCCGGACCCGGAAGGTGGCGAAGGTAGCGGCGAATAATACAATTATCGCAACAGGGGCGAGCCGACACCTCGTCCCTTTGCTTTATTTGAAACTATGAAGAAGGTAAAGGATATTGAACCCTCGAAAAAGGTCGAAAACCTCGCAGCAGAGGCAATAATCGACACCCCGGTAGCAGTAACTATCCGGGAAGCGAAACGCATCGCAAAACGGCGATTTTTGCCCTTCCGACGCACTACCGTCGTATATGAGGCAATACACTACATCCAACCGCTTACGCTCGGCAAGCAGGAGCAAATCAGCAGGCTGTTTGCGGAACTTGAACTCGATTGGGACAAGATGAAGGACGCTGACGGCATTGTGCAGGAATTGCTCCGGGTATCAGCACACAAAACCGACATCCTGTCAAAGATACTCGCTATTGCCCTCGAAAACGAGCCCCGGAAATTCATGCACCCGGAGCGGCTCGAACGTCGGGCAAAGGAAATTCGGGCGGTAAACACGGTTGCAGAATTCGGGAAGGTAATCATCGCACTTTACGAGAAACTCAATCCGGCGGCTTTTTTGACTGCTATGCGATTCGTTCAGATATTGAACTTAAACGCTCCGTCGCCCGGCAAAGGGAAGGCAGGACGCATAGCGTAATTGTCGGTGGTAACTCACTTTGGGGGAGCGTAATAGACGCAGCAGCAGCCCGATATGGTTGGACTTACGACTATATCGTTTGGGGCGTATCATACATCAACTTACAGATGATGCTGTACGACCAAATTACAGAAATATACACCGGGGACGGAAGCGGAGAAACAGGCGGAACGAAAGAGAAGGGACACGTTTACCGGGCAGAAACGACAAAACTTTCAGAGGTTATAAACCTGTTCAAATAATACAAAAATGGCTGACAAGTCCTTACAATTTCATTCCGGCATAGATAATTCGGACTTCGTCCGGAAGATAAAGGAAATGCTCGATTCTATCGACAAACTGTCCGGCGTTACCGACAAAGACGCACAAAAAATCATACAATCGCTAAAACAGACAGCAGGAAGCGTAAAGGAAGTCGCCGCCGCTTACGAGCAGTCCGGAAACTTGGCGTTGTCGGCAGTCAATAAACAGCGTACCGTAAAAGGTATTGAACTCGCCCTCACGAAATCAATCGAGAATGCAGAGAAGGCATTACAGGCTGCGAAGCAGTCAATGAACGTAACCTACGACCAACAAATCGACAAAATCAGGCAGATAGAGCAGCAATACCAACTCGCACAGCAGCACCTCGAAGCGTGGAAAAACAGCGAAAGTTTCGACCCTGCAATCTACGAGCAGCAAAGAACAGCCCTCGCCACGTTGAATACCGAGATACAGAAGCAAAGAACGTCAATCGAAGACATCAAAACGAAGATAATCGAGTATGGGGCAATAAGCGAGAAGGCTATCAGCGACGCCCGGGTAGCAGTCCGACACGAAACGGCGGAACTGCAAGAATCGGCACGGATAAAACAGGCAACGGCAGAGCAGGAAAGGCGGATGAACGAACTCAACGCTATGTCGAACAAGGAAATCATACAGGCGTACGTCAATCAGCGCATCGCAGTCCGTGAACTTGAACGTGAGGTCAAAAGGGGGAACGCAGCAAAAGCGGAAGAACTCGCAACCGAAAAGGCAGCCCTCGACATCATTACACGCACAACCTTCGAGAAGAACAAGGCAATGACGATGCAGAGGGAATTGCTCAACCTTCTCATGAAGGAAAATATGGCGACGAAGGAAGCAACGGCATACAAACTCGAACTCGAAAAAGTCGTTTCCGAGGTGGGAACGGCATACCGTGAATCGACGAAGTTGCAGACAGCCCTAACGACCGGAGCAACCCAATGGGGCGGTATAATGAGTGCGGTGCAGGGGATTACAGGAGCGTTCACAGCAGCGCAGGGCGTAATGGGATTATTCGTCGAGAAGAACGAAGACCTCGTCAAAATACAGACAAAGGTGCAGTCGGCAATGTCAATAACAATGGGAATGTCGCAAGTCGCTAACACTCTGCACGCTACGTCAGCGTTTCGGGTAACTACCGTCACAACGGTAACACGGGCATGGACACACGCACAAAACGCACTTTCCGCTTCGCTCGGCGTATCGACAGGGGCGGCGCAGGCGTTCATGGCTACAATAACGCTCGGACTGTCGGTCGCCATTACTGCACTTACGATATGGATTACAAAACTTATCGACAGGCTTAAAAAGCAGAAGGAAGAAGCCCGGGCAGCACGCGAGGAAACGGAGCAGATGAACGTCAAGTACGCAGAGCAGTCAGCAAGGGTAAGAGAGTTGGCGGCGGCACTCGAAAGCGAGAACGTGTCGCTCAAAGCAAAGCGGCAAGCCCTCAAAGAGTTGAAAAGCCTCGTCCCGGAACTTACAGGCAGCATCGACAAACAGACCGGAGCGGTAAACTACAACCGGGAAGCCGTCGAAAAGTACGTTCAGACGTTGCGTACAGAAATCGAGGCGGAAGTCCTTCGTGGAAAGATGAAGGAAGCCGTATCGAAACAACTTAACCTGATTCAGGAAATTGAGGACAAGAAAAACGAAAACCTACTCGGTAAAAGCAATCGAGAACTTCGCAAATGGGCGTCCGAACTGCTCGAACTTGAATTAAAGGCACAGGCAGCAGCCGGGGAAGTGGCGAAATACGAGAAGCAATTGACAGGGCTAATCGCCACAATGCTCGAAGGGGACGCCGACGGCGCAGCACGAAAGGCACAGCAGGAACGCCTCGAAGAATACAAAAAAACAGCAGAGAACATCGCCAAAGAGGTCGAGAAGCTTCAAGATAAGCTGAACGAGGGGACTGTAAGCGGAATACTTACACAACTCGAAGAAGAAGAAACGAAACTGAACAAGACAATCAGCGAGCAGCAAGCGAAATACATGAAAATGCTGAAACAGGGCGTGGATGCAGAAAAAGCTATCCGCACAGGGTACAGCGAATGGCTGATAAACAACACGAAGGACGAAAATGAAAAGCGACGTCTAATTGTTGAAAAGGCTCGCCGGGACGAGCTCGAAAAGATAAAAAACGAAAAGGCGAAATACCTAAAAGCGTACAATCTACAAGAGCTGCCGGCGGAATTGCAGACCGTTTTTTCCGCTATGGAGCAGGCGATAAACGAGTACTACGACAGGCAGGCCAATGACGTAAGCAACGACGAGCGTGTGCTCGGTTTCGCTGACCTTTTCGATAATATCGACAGCTTGTCAACAAAGACGTTGACCGGGCTGATAAACAAAGCGAAGGAATACCTAAAATCAGCGTCCGGGCTTACCGTTGAGGACATAGAACGCACAAAGCAGGCTATCGCAAAGGCGGAAGCCCTCATTGCTCGCAAGAATCCATTCACATCGCTACTGGCCGCCTATAAAGCATATCGTGAAGCACGGAAAGCAGGGGAAGAAGGGGATGGCGAGCTTGCAGTCCTGATGGCAGCAACAGAGGAAGTCCGTAATACGATGAATGAGATGTTTTCCGTTGTCGGGGAAATAGGCACGAGAATAGGCGCAGAATGGACAGGTGTCGTAGACAGCATAAGTAGGTCGCTGAACGGCGTATTTGACGCAATAAGCTCTGACAATCTGTCGGGAAAAATATCCGGGATTGTGAGTGCAGTTCTATACGCCTTCGATGCGTTGTCAGGAGTGATAAACAAAAAGATGCTCGACAATGCTGAAACAGCCGCATCACAGGTAGAAAAAATCGCAAATCGGATAAAGCAGATTGCAGACGAAAAAGGCATCGGTGACAGCCTGTTCACGGACGACATGTTCAACCGGGTAAAACAATACAGGGAAGCAATCGACACAGCATTATCGCAAATCGACAGTTCGTTCGCCATGTTCCGGAAGCAGCAGAGGGAACATAGCGAAACGTTAGGTAAATCCATGTGGCAGGAATTTGACCCATTGCTGGGCGGCACATTGGAAAGAGCCTTCGACGTGTCCGCAGATAAATTCAAAGAGCAGAATGCGGCGGCTTATCAATACCTTTCAACGTTGTCAAGAATCAATCTAACAACAGCAGCCGATATCGAAACCGCATTGGCAGACCTCGAATCGGCAAGCAAAAGGACGTCCGGGGAACTCGGGAAGTCATATCTCGAACAGGCACGCACCGCCCTCGAAGCAGCCCTTCAATACACGAAGGAACTCGAAGGGGCTATATCGGATATGGTGGGTGATATCGGGAATCAATTATTGGACGTTATTCTCGAAGCCCGGAGAGAAGGATTAAGCGGCATAGCAGAAATAGCAGGGGCGATAGACAGCTCTCTCGAAGACCTAATCGCAAACCAACTGTGGGCATCAACGATGGGCAAACTATTCGCTGATTTTGGTGAGGAAATCACAAAGGCAATCACCTCGGGCGACCAGACCGCAATCGCAGACGCTTACGCTATGCTATTCGACGGTATCATACAGAAGCAAGGGGAATTCTATACACAGCTTGACAACGCTTCCGCTATCGCACAAGCCGCAGGGCTATCCATTTTCGGAATCAACGGCGACACCGAGGAAGAACTTAAAGCGTCGATTGACGTAATGAAAACCTACCTCAACGGCTTACAGGAAACCCTCGACAGTATCAACGGCGAGCAATTACGGCAGGAACTCGAAGACCTCGAAAACGCAGCACATCGTTACGAATCACTCGAACAGGACAGGATGAAGTTGATGAACGACATCGCCGAACTCACAAAACAGGAAGATGAAGCCCTGCGCCGGGGGAACGAGGAAGAAGCCGAGCAATACAGCCGCCAAATAGCCGAAAAGCAGGCTATATTGAGCGATTTACTCGCAGAAATAGGAGAAATAAATCCGGATTACGAACGCATAAATGCGCTGAAAAACCAACTTGCCGACTACGATTATGCGGCAGACAATATCGAAATGGTAAAACGCCGGGTTTCCGAAATGGAGCAGGAATTAAACGACTATATCGGAACACTTGAATACTACGACGAAAAGATTGCAGGCATAAAAGCCGAAATGAAGTCCATGACCGCCGAAGAACTCGGGACAGCAGCAGGAAGGAAACGCCTCGATGAACTCAAAAACGAATTGAAGGGATTCGAGGAACTACGTGCCGCCCTCGACGAAATGATATTCGGCGACACAGCGAAGTCGGGCGAAATGGCGAAAGGCTCTATCGATTGGCTAAATAGCGAAATCGCCCGGCTAAAAAAGGAACTGAACGCACTTCCCGAAGCCGATTACTACGACGAGGAAAAAGGGGGCAGCATACAGGCACAAATAGACGAATACAGCGAACTACTCAAAACCATGACCGCCTTCTACGAGGTGCAGCAGGGTGGCGATATAGAAGGCTCAATCGACTGGCTTCAAAGCGAAATTGCAAGGCTCGAAGCCTTGAAGTCAGCACTATCGCCCGAGGAACTTACCGGGGAAACAGGGGCAGAATATCAGAAGCAGATAGACGCCTATACTGAACAACTGAAATTCCTCGAAGATTATCACAAGGCAGTACAGGATGAGGAAAAACAAAGGCTCGAAGCCGCATTGAAGGACTTCGAAACAAAGGAAAGCGAAAAGGCTCGTATCGTTGAGGAATATCAGAAAAACATCAACGTTTTGCGTAAAAACGGCTATGAGGAAGAAGCACAACTTGCCGAGAAGGAACTCGCCGACTACCTTTCACAAACAGCCCTCGCCGCCCTTGAAGGGACAGAGGAGTATGAAACGATATACAAGAACTTGACAAAGGTAAGTATCGATGAAGCCCGGAAGGCATTGGCGGCATACCGGGAAATGGTCGCTTCGAACACAGAACTAACGGCAGAGCAAAGGGATGAAGTGCTCGCCGAACTCGACGAGATACAGGGAAAGATTGACGAACTCGAAACCACCGCAGCCCAAAAGGAATTCGATAAACTCAAAAAGCAAGTCGAGGACATACAGTCGTCGCTCAATTCCATTGCCTCAATCCTTCAATCGTTCGGTGCAGGACACCTCGCCGAAGGCTTGCGAGGCGTAAGCGACATGGTTGGCGGCATTTTCTCGCTTGTTACCGCTCTTTCGTCCGGGGGAATAGCATCAGTATTATCGTCCGGGGGAATAGCATCAGTATTATCGGCAATATCCGTCGTTATTACCGGGCTTATGACAGCCATTGGAGCAATCCGGGAAGCATTGGGGACGCAGGAATACGACACGACAGGCATTGAAAGGCTTGCAAAAGAGTATGACAACCTTGCAAAAGCCGCAAACCGGGCGGCAGGGGCAGAGCGTGCAGCAATTCGTGAGGCACAACAGCAGAACATTAACACCCGGCTCGCAGAACTGCAAACACTTATAGCACGTGAGCAGAAGAAGGAAAAATATAGGTGGGACTTGCTCGGGCTATTTTCAAGCGACGCAGACAAGGCAAAAATTGCAGAATGGCAAGCCGAATATGATGCACTTCTCGAACTACAACAGCAACTCGCCGACGACAGTCAAATGCAGTTTATGACAGTCGGATTCGAGGAAGTGTCAAAGTCTATTGCAGCAATCGCATCCGACACAACGAAAACGGTCGAGGAAATGAGGCAAGCCGTCGAGCAGGAAGTCAATTCTATGATATCGAATATGATAGCGGAATTCCTGCGTGTCGAAATGCTTGAACAGCCTTTCCGTGCAGCGATATCGCAACTTTTCGCAGATAGCGGCGACGGCAAAACGATAAATACGGATGCACTAATCAAGTTCCGAGAGGACGCAATCGCTATGTCGGAAGAATACTACGAGGCGATAAAACCGATATTCGACGTCCTCGGAATCAACGACGCCACGAATTCGTCTGCAACGGCAGGAAGGCAAACGATTCGCTCAATAACAGAGCCGCAGGCGGATATTATCGTCGGGCGTATGCACGGTATGGGTATCACGCAGACAGAGATGAAGGACATCGAGAAGGGCATCAGCGTATCGCTCGCCGAAAACGTGAGGCTAAACCACGAAATGCTGTCCGAAGTAAGGGACATCCGCCTAAATACCGAGGAACTCTTTACGATTTCCCGGGTGCTCAATGAAATTAAAAATAACAACAGCCTGTCCGGTACAGGATTAGGAGTATAAAAAAAATGGCAACGATTAAAATTGACGGACACGACATAACAGCCGAATACAAGGCACATATCGGCAAACTCGAAGGCATTAACGCCCTTTCTGTACGTCCCTTGCGGCGTACCACTTGGGAAGGAGTACACGGAACACACATACATCGTGAGGCGAGGCGATTTAACAGCCGAACAATAACACTCGAATTGACATTCAGAGCAGAAGGGAGCGACGCACGCACACGGGCAGCCTCTCTACGCACTTTGCTCTATCCTACCGGGCGTTCGATAAGGCTTGAAACATACAATGAAACGGATGAGCAACTCGACAACGCTTACGACCTTGATACAGAGAGCGAAACACTATCCGACGTCATATATAAGGATATGCTGACAACGCAAATCGTGTTCGTAGAGGCAGAGCCTATCAAAAATATATACGCCTGTCCGGGCGTTGACGTTACCGCCCTGCTCACGGTTACCACGCCGGAAGTACTAACAATTTCGTGGGGCGACGGAAGTTATTCAGAGGACGTCGGAACAGGAACACACGAACACACCTATACAGACGGAGCGGAGTCGCATAACATTATTGTTTCCGGAAACTTCGAGGGCGTTACCGTTCAGCCGGGGGCAGGAATAACGCTTCATAAAACAGTAAGACAATGACGCAGTATATCGTAACACACATAGACGGCAGCAAACTGAATCTGCACAGCCGGGCAAAAGGGACATACATCGAATCTGCAAAGTTTCGCTCTCGCTGGCAGAGTTACGCAGAACTCACGCTTGAAATCATCGCATACAAAGCCCCGGAATGGGCTTATTTCGACAGGATTGTCGTCGATGATACGCCTGTTTTCCTTCACGAATGGAACGAGGCGCAGCACATTGACAACAAGGGAACGAAATACATCCTGCACTTCTACGGCATCGAAAAGATGCTTTTCGAGGCGTCGCCCTTCCTCGACATTGATAGCGCAGGGGCGTACATCAGCAAAGACAAGCCGCCTATCGTCGGCAACCTCGAACTGTTCGGGAACGTTCTATGTAATTGCATAAATTACAGGGCTTACGATACCGCCACCGGACAGCGTTACAAACAGGACACAATAAAACTCGGCACTTGCCCGGCAGGGACAAAACACCTACTCGTAAGCACTACCGAATACAACGCATTTGCCGCCTTGCTCGCCGTCTGTTCAGCATTCAAAACGCACTATACAATAACCACCAACCCGGCAGGCGACACCGATTACCTGCTGAATTTTGGCGTCGCTCCGGGCGTCTATGCTCCACTCGCTTACGGCAGGGGGAAAGGCTTGTACAGATTAGACCGAAAGAGCATAAGCATCGAAAACGTAAAAACCATTCTGACCGTCCTCGGCTCGTCAAAGAATCTACCGCAGGGATATGGGAAGCAGCGGCTCGAATTGGATGAAACCCTATACCCGGGCAGTATTATCGCAGACAACGACAAGATACAGACCTTCGGAGCGTGGAACGACGTATATATCGCAGAGGATATAATGCCGGAATACAGGGGCGAAATACTCGGCGTTGATACAGGGGATAAATTCACATTCTATTGCGAACTTGACGACTTTGACCCGACAGGCGGCACGCTCAATATGCTGACAGGAAACCTCGCAGGCTCAAACTTTCGCATCGCAGCCTTCAATGCCGCAAGTGGAAAGGTAACAGTCGAGGAACTTGTCGATAGTTCCGGCTTCGCAGTCCCTTCCGTCGCTCCGTATCTTTTCGCCACAGGGGACACCTTTACAATCGTCGATATTCCTATGCCGCAGGCATATATTGAAATAGCGCAGCAAGCACTCGCAGATGCAGGGCAAGCCCGGTATCTTGAAATATCGCAGCCTCGTGTCGCATACAACGTCGCCCTGCATAGCCGCTTCGTCAAGAACTACGGCTCACGTCCAAAGGTCGGTATGTACTTTCCTATCACGGATGCCCGGTACGGAGTAAACAAGGCAATACAATGCGTAACGCTCGAACGCAACCTCTTGGCGCAGGATGAATACGAGTACACGAATTGCGAAGTCGCAGACAACGTCGTCGAAACCCTCGGCGCAAAAATCTACAAACAGAGCAAAGAAGCGCAGGCGTTGCTGAAACACCTCGGAGCGACGCACCTCACGACACCGACATCGTCGTTACAGGGGGCAGTACGAACAGCACAAGCCGCAGCGGTCGCAGCCGCCGAAGCCGTTGCCGCATTGGAAGCCGAAGCAGCACGTATCGCAGCCGAGGCTTACGCCGACGGTATATTATCAGCCGAAGAAGCAGCAAGAATCGCCGACGTGGCGGCTAAATTGACAGAAGCAAAGCAATATGCCGCAGCGCAGGCGGCAGCCGCAGAATCGGCAGCAAAGACGTATGCAGAGGGACAGGCAGCAGCGGCGCAGGCGGCAGCCGAAGCGGTCGCCGCAGCAGAGGCGGAAGCAGCGGAACTGGCAGCGAACGCATACGCCGACGGCATTGTTACAGCAGAGGAGCAGAGGGCAATCGCCGAAGCAGCAGCGAAATTAACAGAGGCAAAGAATTATGCAGAATCACAAGCAGCGTCAGCAGAAACCGCAGCAAGCACCTATGCAGCAGCGCAAGCCGAAGCCGCTCGGTTGGCAGCCATTGCCTCGGCAAAGACCTATACCGATACGGAAGTTACAGCCGCAAAAGGGTATGCGGACAGCACCGCAGCAGCAGCACAAAGTGCAGCAGAGGCTTATGCCCTTGCGAGGGCAAACCTCGCTGAAACCAACGCAGAGGCATACGCTGATGGAATTGTGGATGCGGAAGAAGCCGCCCGGATTGCAGAGGCACAGGCGAAATTGAATGAAGCGAAGACTTATGCGGAAACAAAAGCAACGGCAGCCGAAACAGCAGCAAAAGCCTATGCAGATACGCAGTTGGGGAATTTCGCCACGACCGTTACCGGGAGTTTGTCTGACCTGCAAAATCAGATTGACGGCAGCATAACGACACACTTCTACGCTCATGTTCCGACAACCGCCAACGCCCCGGCATCCGGGTGGACAACAACGGCATTGAAGAATCAGCATATCGGCGACCTGTTCTACGTCAATAACGATTCGCTTGAAGAAGACGGATTCTGCTACCGTTGGACAGGTACGGCATGGGAATTAATCAAAGACACACAGATAACAAAAGCCCTTGCCGATGCAGCCGAAGCAAAAGATACCGCAGACAGTAAGCGCAGGGTATTCGTCGCAACGCCGATAACGCCTTACGATATTGGCGACTTATGGTTGAAATCCGGGGACTTGTACAAATGTAAGGTTACCCGGGCGACAGGCAGTTACGTTGCGTCGGACTGGGAAAAAGGCGTAAAATATACGGATGATACGGTTGCAAACGCAAACCTTGTAACCGCAAAGGCTTATGCAGATACGAAGAAGGCAGAGGCTATTGCAGCAGCAGAGGCAGCCGCAGAAGCGGAAGCCCTCGCAGCACAGACAGCCGCCGAAGCACACGCAGACGGAATTGTAACAGCAGAGGAAGCAGCACGTATTGCCGACGTGAACGCTAAACTGGCAACTGCAAAAACATACGCAGAAACAAAGGCTACCGAGGCGAAGAACGCAGCAGAAGCCGCAGCAGCAGCCCTTGATGCAGCGATACAGGTGGGGGGCAGGAATTTAATGCCGGGAAGCGCACACGAACAAACAGGCACAAATGAACATATGTATTGGAAAGGCTCGAAAGCCGTACCGAATTCCGCATATTCAAGAGGGCAAGTAACAATATCATTTGATATAAAAATTGCAGCCGTTACAAGTGGCGTGGTTACGGTGTATAGCAGCAATGGCAGTCCGGGTTATGGTTTTAATACTTCAATATCTGGCGTAACCACTGAATATACAAGGAGATATGTTGTTGTAACGCCTTCCCTCATTACTCCCGGGGCGTCGGGCTCAAATCTTGAATTTTATGGAGTGTATGGGACAGGGCAAATTCCTTCTGTAAAAAACGTAAAAATAGAACTCGGCAACAAACCCACCGACTGGACACCTGCCCCAGAAGATGTGCAAGCAGAAATTGATGCCGCAGATGCCGCAGCAGCCGCCGCCCAATCTACTGCCAACGCAGCATCCGCAGCCGCAGCAGCAGCACAAAGCACCGCCAACACTGCAAGTACAGCAGCAGCCACCGCACAGACAGCAGCTAATACTGCAAACAATCTTCTGTCCGACATTGCTAACGACAACAAGTTTACACCTTCCGAGAAGCAGGAAACGAAAAAGGAATGGGATGCAATCGTATCTGAAAAGACAAAGATTGATTCACAGGCAGATACTTTCGGAGTGTCAAAGACCGCATACGGAACGGCTTATAACAATTTGAGCAGTTACATTACTCCTCGGTTGTCAAACCTTACAACGACCTCGGATATAACAGGGACGACCTTCCGCAGCACGTTCAAAGCCTATTACGATGCTCGGACAGACCTTCTGAACGCTATTGCAGCCAAAGCCCGGACACTCGCAAATGACGCACAGACAACGGCAAACAATGCCGCCACCGCAGCAGCAGAAGCAGTAACGACAGCCGCCTCGGATGCTACAAGCAAGATGAACGCAGCGAAGGATGCGTTGGCGGTAAGGCTTGGCTATACTAATTATGCTGCTATGGCAGCCGAAGCAGCGGCTACCGGAAAGTTAATTGTTGGAGGGCTTTTGAATGCCAATATAATTGACGTACAGACACTTGTAGGGTTAGAAGCGTTTTTGACAAGGTTGGTAGCGAGAAATATTTCAACCACACCCAACGCCGAGGGGTGGTTCGTCCGCATCGACGACGATGACCCAACAGTCTTCGAGGTGCGCCGATTAGTCAATGGCGTAATTGACGAAAATAACTACATCAAATTCGGGATATTAAGCAGTTCAACGCCGCAACTTTTGATAAAATGGAACAGCGCAAATATCAGACTCGACCCGGCAGGATTAAGCGTTGAATTGCTTGGTAAATACGTATATCTTTCATCCGAAGGGCTTTCAGTCCATACTCCGGATATGTCCCCGGAAGTCGCCAATCAGTTACTAACAATGATGAAGGATTATATCGTAATAACGAAACTCGCCCTTTCATCACTCGCAACGGCTTATTCTTCCTCGTATCCAACAATGGTATGGAAGGATTCAAAAGGCTATTTGAAAATCGGAAATGCCGGAAGTTACACAGCCGCAGACGTGGGTGCGCTACCTACAAACACAATACAATACTTTACACAAGCACAATGGGCTGCACTTACGCAAGAGCAAAAAAATGCAGTCCCGTTGGCATTAGTACAAGAATAGATATGCCTGCATACGGATACGGAATAAAACGAAACCCTCTGAACTGGTATGGGAACAAAATCGGGAAAGCGTACCGATATGGGACGCTTGTCTATCAGTCGTATCAATGGTCGCAGGGTGCGTTTACCTCAATGAGCAGCGTCCGGGACTATATGGCAGCCGCAGCAATCCCAAATGGGAATGTAATCCTCGTTGCAGGCGGCTCAACTACCGGCTCCGACTATCTGTCATTAGTGGAACGATTTACCGAAGCCGGGGTACGCAGTACGGTTAATTCATTAAGTAGAGCTGTTTATCATTTTTCGGGCGCAGGAAACGGGAATAAGGCGTTTTTTGGCGGCGGCGGTTATTCATCATTATCAAATACGTCTGATGTGAACATGTATGATTCAGCAGGCGTACGCACCTCGGTAACTTCATTGTACAAAAGTGTCCGGGGAAATCGAGCGACCTCGTTAGGCTCGTACGTGATATTCGGGGGCGGAAGGATTAGTGCATTTTCCGGACAGACCGCAGTCGCAGACGCATACGACCAAAACGGAGCAAGAACTCGAATGTCCGATATGGCTGCCGAAGTGTATGAACACGGAGCGGCTTCAACGACCACTCACGCAATTTTCGGTTTTGGTTGGGACAGAAACAGTTGGCCAACCTACGTTACATTATATAACACTTCGCTCGTTAGAACAGCAACAACAAACGGACTTTACGGAAGGCAGGGCGTAGGAACAGCACGCTCGGGAAATGGAGTTCTGTTTGCCGGGGGTTTTTACGGCTCGACCAAAGTGCTACGTGATACAGTCGAACATTTCGACACAAGTGCCGTACGCACTCTTTATCCGGCATTAAGTATTGCAAAAAGCAACGCCGGGGCAGCATACATAAACGGAAAGACGGTCGTATTTGGCGGAAAAAACAACTCTAACGTCGCCTATACAACAGTAGAAGTGTATAATGATTCAGGAGTAAAAGAGGCGTCAAGAGCCACGCAAACGGCGAGGTATATGGTTGGCGTTCCTTTCGACGTACTAAATGGGACGTTATACATTTTCGGGGGACGCACGACGTCGGATGTGTATTTGAATACAGCAGAAACAATATCATACAAATAAAACAGACTATGGAACTATCATTCTACCCCGGTGGGGGCGCAACATTGCCGAATGGCAAATATCTGACAGAGGCGGAACTAAAAGCCGAATACCCGATTTTCAACAATCCTGCAATCGCTTTATGGGAAGCAGCCGGGGACGCAGAAGAAGGTTACGTAATGACCGCATACGAAGACCTCCGGATGCTCCGCAGTATGTACAATATTGATACTACTGTTTTCGCAACACGAGAGCAGCAGTTGGCAGAAATCAATCGTATCCGGGCATTGGAAAGGGAGCCGCAGCAAACGGAAGGATTCACCGAAACTGAACTTGCTATAATGGAAGCGCAGGTAGAATTGTACGAAATGTTGAACACTCAAACAGAATAACGATATGGCACAGATTTACAAGAATTTAATCATTGCCGGGCGGAAGAAATATTCCGAAGTCCCGGCAGTCCTTCAAAACGCTGTAAAGGCATTGCTACAAGATATGGTTGCCCGGGGCGAATTGCTCCCGGAACATTACACCGAAATCATTAACAACTAAAAAGAATGTATATGGAGACAACAGCCTACGCAATTATCGCAACCTTATGTTTTCTGTTCATCGCAGCAGCAATCGCACTCATACATTACCGTGGAAGGTGCATGAAAGCCGAAGAGCAAAAGACTATGTTCGAAAAGAAGTACAGAACAAGAGAGCATACTGTAAGCCGCCTAATCGCCGAAAAAGCCGCCCTGCAAGCAAAGTTCGACGACACCCTCGGCGATATCAAAGTGCTGACAGTTGTCAACCCGGAGCAGAAGGAAGGGGAAACAGATGCAAGCCACGCCCGACGCTGCCGAATGTCAATCGGGAACAAGGCGGCACAATACGCAGAAATATCAAGGCAGACAACAATGCTGCGCATATGTATAACTAACTAAAAAACAAGCAAAATGAAAAATTGGATTGCACTTTTCGAAGTCGTCGCAGGCTTCCTCGCAACACTCATTCACATCATACTCGCAGCCTTCGGGATATGATATTGAATATGCTCATTTATGTATGCGCCGGCATAGTGGTCGGAATCCCGGTCGGCGCATTCCTTCAATACCGCAAACGAACTATTGATAAGATACTTGGAAGAAAGAACAGAATCTGAAAAACAACAAACGACATGAAACTACTTGACAAAATCGAAAGGATTAAAATCTACTTCACAAACATATCGAAGATTGTGAACTTTATCGTGGACACCGTCGGCGAGGCGCAAGCCTTGAAGGACAAGAAAGTGAACGGTTGGACGTGGACGGAATGGGTAATCGCATTTCTCGAGGATGCGTTCAAATACGCACAGGAACTCGCCGCCCTGTCAAACCCTGCCCCGGTACAAACGAAGGGCGTAAAGGTGACAGCAAAGGTAAAGGCATCGACGAAACTGACTGGGCATTATCGTACGACCTACTTCAAGGAACAGGCACGCCGCCATAACGCTTTCGCAAAATGATACTCGCAAGACCGTTCCTCGGCAGCCTCGATATAGGGCTGCTTACAATAGCATTTGTCGCAATAGCATTTTGTGTAATACGTAAGAATTGGCGCACGTGGCTCGCCCGGATACGTGGGTGGTGGGGAAGCAGAAAAAGTAAAAAGAAACAATAATCAGCGTACGCAAATACGCATAAAAGACAACCGTGATGATTTCAGACAGAAATATCTTCTCCGCAACAATGTCGGCTGCCCTCGCTCCGTTCATTGAAATAATAGGATTGATGAAGTGGTTCTTTTTTCTTGCCGCAATCCTTATTATTGTCGATTTACGTTTCGGCGTACAGGCAGCAAGAAAGCGAGGGGAGAAAATTAAGAAGTCGAGGGCAATACGCCGCACACTAAACAAGGCTGTCGATTACATCTGTTGGATATTTCTGTCCGGCGTCTTGGGGCAGGCAGTTGGCGCACCTCTCGAAATTCCGATTTTACCTGTTATTTTTATGCTTATTATAATAGGCGTCGAAATTGAATCGTGCCTTATAAATTACTTCGAAGCGCATGGAAAGAAGGTAAAAATTAACATTTGGAAAATATTCGGAAAAAAGGTTACCGAATCTATCGAAGTCAAACAGGAAGAAAAAGAAAATGGAACGACCGGAACTAATACGACAAATTAAAAAATACTTCACACTCGAAGAACTCGCCTGCCCTCACTCCGTCGCCTATTTCGGGGACAGGGCTTGGGGCTTTTTCCGGCAGGACTACCTCGAAACGCTACTGTTCCTTCGCAGGCACTACAACGTACCGATATACTGCAACCACGACGGACTGACGCAGAGAGGCTCACGCTGCAACCTGTGCGAGATAGTCGCAACCCGGAAGTCGCCCTACGTTTCCGCTCACGTCCTTTGGTGCGCCGGGGACTTCACTTTTTTGGGCTATACAGCCGATGAAGTACGCAGCGAGATAAAAGGTATCGCACACCTACTGCAATACCCTGTACGGCTCGAAAAAGGCGTTTCTTGGGTACACCTCGACACGTCCGCCTATTGTCAGACAGGAAAGGTAACGGAATTCGCAGTATGAGCAAGATACTTGGCTACACCATAGCGGCGGCACTACTCGTCGTGGTCGGATATGTCGCAGGCACGTATAACAACCGAGCCGGAAAAGGGACAAGCACATATACCGACACGACGACCGTCGTCGTGTATGACACGATACGCATATCTTCGCCTGCCATGCAGCAGAGCAAGCCAACGCCCCGGCGATACTTCACGAAAGCCGTTCCTACGCTGCTCGCCATATCGGACACTATCGAAATACCTTACTACCTCGATACGACGCTCGTCATACCGATACATCAGCACGAATACGCAGGGGATAATTATCGGGCTTGGGTTTCCGGGTTCGAGGCGAGGCTCGATTCGATAAACATTTTCGCCCCGACAACGACACAATACATTGACCGCTACATCAAGCCGAAAAGCCTGTTCACCGTAAACGCAGCAGCAGGGATTCGTCACAGCCTCACAACGGACGTGTTCGCAGGGCTTTCGTTGCGCTACGAGCGATTTCAGAAATTCGCAGTCGAGGTAACGACAGGCATATCCGCAGGCTTACAGGGGGCAGGACTATACATCGAAGGGCGAATTTCTGTTCCGATTTTCACGGCAGGGCATTGACGCTTACGAAATAAACGCTATATTTGCAGTAACAATGTAACACCTTTTAACACCAGTCTTTGTTTGTTATTTTGCCCACGTTGTGAAACGTGGGTTTCTCTTTATAACAGGGGGATAAAAAAGGGGGCTATTTGGGTTTATAATCCCCGAAATAGTCCCCGAAACGTGGAAACAACTGTGAATCAACATTCTTTGTAGCGGAGGGAGGACTCGAACCTCCGACCTTTGGGTTATGAGCCCAACGAGCTACCAACTGCTCCACTCCGCGATATAGAATTGCAAAGATACAA